TATTGCAACTTTCGGCTTTGTTGCCTTGATTATTCTTAAAGCATCAAAGAAAAGTCCGGACCGTGTTCTGCTGCCATCTGCATTGAATAACCCTCTTTGCTTTCCACTTACGCTGATATCTTGGCAAGGAAAGCCATATGTTATTAAGTCGATGTCTTTTAAACTCGTTTCATCAACTTTGGTTATATCTCCGAGATTGAGTTTCTCCGAAACACCATGAACGATGCTGAATGATTTGCTTGCATATTTATCAATCTCACAATAGTTCACAAGCTGATAATCTATCTTGGCTTTGTTCAAGCCTTTTTCAAAAGCTCCTATTCCAGAAAAGAGACTTAATAGCCTTATTGGTTCTTTTTGCTCTTCTTCTGGTGTTTTCATTAAGTCGAATATGCTTATTTGACCTTCTAAATTTAATTCCTTCATGTTTCCCCTAAAGTCTATCTAATGGACAACTGTTGCCTTCTCTTATCCAGTCGCACTCGCAGTTTTCATCACAGGTGCTTCTGTATTTGCAGAAGTTGTCGCATATATCCCCTTGAATGTCTTCTAACTGCTGCCTTATTGTTTTCTTTTCTTCCATGTTGGCTCCTTTATGTTGCTGGTGATAATGTCTCTTGAGCTGTTTCTTGGTCTCCATATTTCAACCTTCTTTCTCTCATATCAGCTCCGCAGTTATTGCAAAACTTTGTTGGAATACCTGATATGTCTCTACATTGAGAGCATCTATATGTTAAGCGTTTTCGCTCAAGTTTTATCCAATACCCTTTATTCTTTGTTTCAGAAGTTACAGTTGGCATATTTTCTAATACGTTTTCAAACATCTTGTATCTTATCCAGCATCCTGAATCCCATTTCTGCATATCTGAATCTTTTTCAAATGCTTCATGATACATAGCTGTTCTTAGTGCGTCTGCGTCAATTAGTCTCATAGTTGGCTCCTTCCTACAAGTGATTCATAAATGCTTTGTGAATCTCGCTTAAGTTGTTCTTCAAGTCTTCTATCCTGGCTCTGCTGCCTTCAAGGAGTTTTCTCGCATCTATGAAGGCTTGTCCTCTTGAATCGTGTTCTGCTGTGATGATTACTGCGTCTGAGCCATTCTCAGCCATCTTTCTTCCGTAGACTTCTATTCGCCAGCGTCTGTTAATCTGCTTAAGAATCATATACAAGGGATATTGTTCCCTTAATTCGTCATATATTTTGAAATATTCTTCCATTAAGCACCTCTCAAAAACTTGTCTACAAAGTAAATCTGCCCTTTTCCTGTCACTTTTGTTGTCTTGGTGATTCGAACTGCTCCATCAGGTGTCTGAATCGTGGATTCTTTAATCTCGAATAATCCCTGTTCGATGTATCTCTGTGTTGGAAGGTTTGTTGCTTTCATCAGATATCCGTTTTCTCTTAACCACTGGAAGAGTCTCTTCTGTCCTATCTGATATCCGTTCTGACAAATTATCTTCGCAAGCTCTCCAACAAGGATTGATGTCTTTGAGGTCTCTACTGCATCAGCAAAGAGAACTTTTGGCTTCTGAGCTTCAATTTGGAAGTCTTTCTGCTGGAGCTTCTGCTCAAGAGATGCGATTGTTTGCTCTGCGATTCGATGTGCTCTCGCCATAATCTGTTCTGGAGAGTTCCAAAATGCTTCCAGCTTGTTGAAGGCTTCGATATATTTCAATTTCCATTGCATTGATTCGCTTCCTGTGAATCCCATTGCAAGGAGTGAGAAGCCATCTCTTGTCATTTCATAAATCCTCTGCTGCCTTCCGTATGAATCAGGCTCTTCTGTCTCGAAGAACATCAGCTCAAAATTGAGCACATCTTTTTTGATATTGTCGATGTCTCTTAATACATTTTTGTGTTCTTTTCCGAATGTCTCTGCGACAATCTTTGATGTTGTTATCATTCTGTCATTTTCAATCTTTACTAGTTCCATGTTTTCTCCTTCCTAGAATTTGACTTCTTCTTTGTCACTAAATACTGTTTTGACTTTCAGACATCCAAGAGCATCAAGATAAATTGAATATGTTTTCTTGCCTTTTTTGAATGTCAGCTTGTCTATTCCCTGACTAATTACCGCCTCTATACCTTTAAGGCACATCTCCAGCACTTTCGGATTGTTCTCAAAGAGGTTTTTCAAATAGTCTGTTGCAAGCTCTAAGGTTTCATCTCTCTGTCTCACTAGCGAAGCTCCTGAGCAATTACATTCTCTTGCAGCAACACAATCTGCTGCCTGTTCAATAGGTATCATGTGTATCTGTGCATATTCCTCTGCTGCCTTGTCCTCGACCATTCTCTTTTGGTCACAATACATACAATTTCCTAACATCTGTCTGCTCCTTTCATGTATTCAGCTAACTCCATATAGTCCTGTTCTGCTGCCTTCTTCTGTTCCTTATGTTCCGATATCTGAACATCGTGATATTTAATCTTTGCGTCTAAACTGTCCAAAGTGGCACATAAGACCTTGAATGCAATCTGAGGCATTTTAGGTTTTTCTTCGTTTTTTGGCTCTGCTGCCTTTGATTTTTCTGTGTTTTTTGTTTTTGGAGTGGTCTTCACTCCGAGTATTTCCTTGATTTCTTCCACTGAGCAATCGTTCAAATCTGCAAGAATCTTGATTGATGTTTTCTTGCTCTTGGCTTCCTGATAGTTTTTGCGTATTTCTTCGTTTGTCATTTCCATATTGTTTCTCCTACAAATAGTTCTTTCCGAACTCTTGCATCCAGAGTTCATGTCCGTATTTCTCTTCAAAAGCTCTTTGAGCCACCTGTTGAAGATGCAAGTCTACTTCATGGTTGCTGTGTGGAGCTTCTGGACCATATATGTGATGTCTTTCTCTGCATACATAAGCCCATAGTCCATAGTGTTCGGCTTTTCTTCTTGAGAAGCCATGTATAAAGTGATGCTTATCTAGTCCATAATTTGGCAAGCACCCATGAAAGCCTTCAGCTTCTGCTTCTTCTCTACACAGGAAGCACTCACGCTCCCAAGGTTCTGTTCTTGCTTGAATTATTGATTTGCTCATTTTCCCACCTTTCCAGCTCTGCCTTAACTTCGCTCTTCATCACGTTTCTGTATTCGTGATGTCCATATTCCACCTTGAAAGAATGAATCTTGGTTTTATCCAGGAGCATTTGCCACAGATCAGAATGTTTGACATCTTCTCCCTTGGCTGTCTTGAAGTTGTTCTGCTGCCATTTCTCAAGCCATCCGTTCTCGATGGTGTTCAAAATCGTTCTGTTCGGAGTATTTACAAGCACTTCGCAAGGTTTCTTGAGTAGATGGAAGGCATTTATAAGAGCCATAAGGCATCCTTGTGTCTCTGTTCCGTCTTTCAAGTGAATGAAGCCTTGTTTTGTGATTGGTATATCTCCCTTCTTGTATTCAAGGAGATATTCAGCTACTCCGTCTCGCTTGGATGGTCCACTCCAAGTCGATTCAATGTAAATCCTTAAATCTGACATACTGTTTCTCCCCTAATCTTTCTCATGGTGTAATGCTGCCAAGGATAGCCGGTCACAGGATTGATTCCATTAACGATGGAGTTCTTGTCTATCTCATAGCCCTTTTTAGGCTTTGGCTCTTCCGGCCATCGTCTCCTGAGCATCTTCTTTCGCCTTGGCTTCGGTGTTATCAAATTGCGACTTCGTGAATATGAAGCCTTGCCCTTCTCCTGTTCCTCTTTGGTCTCTATCTTGACGATATAAGAGGCTAGGTTTTCATAATCTCCGTCTTCGTATAGGTCAATGAAGTTCTTGAAGCCTGACCAGAGCTTCTTGACCAGTTCGCAAGTTACCCCTTTGATGTCCTCTAGTATCAAGTGATGATGGAGAGCTTGTCCTTTCTTTCCTCTCTCCGTCACTGCGATATATTTCAGAGGATATCCCCTTTTCTTATATTCCCTTCTCATTCTTGCTAAGAAGGTCTTGAGTAGGTTCTGAGCTTCCTCATAGGTCTCTGGTCTTTCATCAGGTTTATATTTCAAGATCAGGTGCCAATCTCCTTCTTTGAAGTTGGCAAGGATAAGTCTCTGAACTTTCTTCTCTCTATTCGTTCTATTCTGACGAGCTATCTCGTCAGGTGTCCTATTCCTTTTTGGAGACCTTTTCTGTCCAGGTGCTCCATAGTTACCTGGGTAATGATTTTCAACTTGGATTATCTTTCCAAGGTGATATTCGTTTTTTATATACATATGAATCCCTTTTATGCCTAAAATGTTTCTAAGTTTAATATCCTAATGAGCCATTTAAAGAGGACTAAAACCTCTTTAAAAATATTGATTTTCTGCACTTTTGGGATTGCTCTCTGAAAGATTATTTGATATAATAAATATAAGTTTTCAATCTATACATGTTTTTCAGAGAGGCACTCCCTAGTGAGTGCTTTTTCTATTGCGTAACTACTGTCAGAACTAAAACTCCTTTATATAGGAAACTTCTCCTTAATACCCTTGAAAAAACGTAATCAACTGCGTTTTCCTCGATACAGACATCTATATGTCTTGCAAAGGCATTGAATGTCTTTTCTGTCACAAAGAGAACTGGTCTGTCTTCTTCTCCTGTCTTGATGGAGTAATCTCCAAATTTCTGATTATCAAATAGTGTCTTCTTGGCTTCGCATACTGTGTCCAGCCATTCAATAATGTTCTTCATCCTTCCGCCTCTATCCATACGATGTAGTATTCTGTTCCCCATTCCTCAGCTGTTCTTTTGATCTGCTCCAGGGAATCAGCGTAAATGTCTATAACTGTTCCGTTTTTGATTCCTTCTGCTCCGCCGGTATCATTGCAATCGAGATAACCTATGAAATATCCTTCGATTGAATAAAGAGCAGCTACATCTCCGAGATGCTCTCTGTTTGATGCACAGCTTCCTATAAAGGTGCTGCTGCCATTGGCTGTCTTATTTCCATTTGGATTGACATACCATGTTGCGTGAATTGGCTCTCTCATGTCTTCATGTGGTGACACATACTCGCTCACAGGTGGAACATATTTGTTCTGCTCATAATGTATGAGCGTTAGTGCTATCAATATGATTTGAATCATTCTCCTTCTCCTATATGGACAAGGAGTCCACCTGTGGCCATGCAAAGAGCTGGGAACCATACCCACTCACTTTCAACTGCTGCCATTCCAATAATGAATAATACAAATCCGATTCCTGTTAATTTTCTTCTTGTCATATGATGTCTCCTATCTCTATGTGTAATATCTTGCAGAGTTCCTTTGCTGTTTTTATTGTCATGCTCTCTGGATGGTTTATGTATTTATTCAGAGTCGAGAGAGCTAATCCCATCATTGGAGCCAAGGTCTCTTGCTTTAGGTTCAGGAGCTTCATCTGTGACTTGATAATATTTGTTGCCATATACGTTCTCCCCTATATTCGTTTAGTTTTCTAAACCTAGTAAGCAAAAAAAATAGAGTGGTATGTCTTCGAACTTGATTCCCAGCACTTCACATGATTTATACATCTCTTCCTGTGTGAACTCTAACTGGTTGTTAAGTCTCTGACTTAATGACACTCTTCCTATTCCAAGCTGTTCTGCGAAAATATCCTGTGTTCCGCACACTTCTTTGATTTTTCCTCTGAGCTTAGCATAATTCCATTTCACGATTGAATTTCTCCTTTCTTTTGTTGTTTAGTTTTCTGAACTGTCTTAAATTTATCACAACACTTTTTAGGTGTCAACAATTATTTTTTAGTTTTCTAAACTTTTTTAACTTTCTCTTTTATGCTTTGTTGTGTTTTCTGAACATTTATAGTATATTAGAGTTACAAAAAAACTTATTTTATAGGTGTAAATTATGGAAAGTATATCAGAAAGAATTAAAACAGCCTTGGAATTAAGAGAGATGAAACAAGCTGATCTGATTAAATTAACTGGAATTAACAAAGGTGCTCTTAGCTCTTATATATCAGGTAAATATGAACCAAAACAAAATAATATATTTTTAATGGCTAAAGCTCTGAATGTTAGTGAAGCATGGCTTATGGGATATGATGTTCCTATGGAGCGAAAGCCTATTACTATCGAAGTTATTCCTGAAGATACTGGAAGGGATAAAAGACTTCTTTCTTATATGGCACAATTATATGATGCTTATCAGAAAGCTCCGAAGCATATCCAGGATGCTGTCAGAACTTTGTTAAATGCTGAGAACGAGAAGTGAGTTTTTGATGTATCGGATTTTTACAGGGATTCATAAGGGGATTCTCGCTCTCAGCTGAAGCGGACAATATTTCTTCGACTTTCTTCTTCGTGTCTTCGTCTGCTTTCATGAACTTTTCGATAAATTCAACTAGGTTCATACTGTCCACCCCTTGATTCAAGGTTATTTCATTCCAAAGGTTTTTCACAGTTTTATTGTATTTTTTAGAAAAAACAAGGAGATTGCTTATGACGAACACTAAAGATATTATTTTAAGGCTTAAAAAGGTTCGACAAGAAAAGAACTTGTCTTATTCTGACATCTTGGAGCTTATGGAGAAAAACGGAGACTTTTTAGCAAAGTCCACTCTATCAAGATTGTTTTCGGATGGATCAGAAGAGATGTCTTTCAAGTATGACGAAACTATTCGACCTGTTGCAAAGGCTCTTCTTGATATTGAGAGCATTGAAGAAGATGACACAATGGACATTCAGGCCATGAAGTCTCTTCTTAAATATAAGATTCAACGCATCGAAGAGCTGGAGAGACAAATCGAACTCTTAAGGTCTCAGCTTGATAAGGAAAAGATTAAATATCATGAGAAGCTGGACAAAGAAAGAGCGACTGCTGCCAAGAGCATTGAATTTCTCAAGGAACAGGTCCGCTATAAAGACAAAAGGATGGATTTATTACTCCAAGCAGTACAAGACAAGGATTCAAGATATGATGAACTTCTTAAAATGATTCTATCTTGTCCTTGCAGAAAGAAGGCAGAATATGAAAGCATCTAGACTTCCGTCAGGCTCTTATCGTGTTCAATTCCGTATGAATGGGAAAGTTGTTTCTGTTACCAGAGCAACAAAGAGAGATGCTGAACTTGAAGCAGCTAAGATGAAGGCTAATAACACTTATTCTGTATCAAATATTACCTTGGAAATAGCAATGAGAGAATATATCGAGAGCAGAGCTTCCGTTCTGGCTCCGTCAACTCTTAGAGAATATAAGAGAGCATTTGAAAAAGATTATGAGGAAATTAAGCATATTCCTATAAATAACATCACACAAGGTATTGTTCAGAGCTTTATCAATAACCATGCAAAGACCAAAAGTCCGAAGTCTTGCAGAAACATACATGGATTGCTCTCTTCTGTCCTTAAGATGTATCGACCTGATTTTGTTCTTAACACTACTCTTCCACAAAAAGATGTTATTGAGGAATATATTCCAACTAATGAAGATATTAAAGTATTAATGACCATTGATGATGAAGAGCTTCTCGATGCAATTTGCCTTGCTGTTTTCGGACCTATGAGAAGAAGTGAGATATGTGCTCTTACCTCGGATGATATCAAAGGGAATGTTGTTCATGTTTCCAAAGCGATGGTATGGAACGGATCAGACTGGGTTATTAAGAAACCAAAGACAGTTGCTGGAGATAGATATATAGAGTTTCCTTCTTTCGTGATAGAACGATTCAAAGGAAGAGAAGGGAATCTCTTTACATTGAAGCCTAACAACATCTCGAATAGATTTCACAAGAAGTTACCAAAAATTGGCTTGAAGTCGTTCAGATTTCATTCGCTCCGACATTTTGCTTCTTCTTATTTCCATTATTTAGGATTACCAGATAAGGCCATTCAAAATCGAGCCGGCTGGGAATCAGATTACACGATGAAGAAAGTATATAGGCACGTTCTCCAGGAAGAGCAAAGAAAGTATGATAGTTTAGCAAATTCTCAAATTGAAAAAGATTTTTCGTGATATAATATTATTAACTAATCAAATGTCATGAATTACGAAGGGGGATGATTTATGATTTAAGAGAATACGGTCAATAAAAAGGATATGAGAATGTTTCACTTTGAAAAAGAAAAGGCTTCGGTCTTTTCTTTTTATTTATATCGTGTGACATTTCGTGTGACATTTTATTATATTTTAACATAAATTTATTCTAAATATTCAAAATATTTATCTTATCTAAAACCTCTGAAACGCTTATAAACACTGTGAAAGGTAATAAAAAAGGCTTCCTTAAAGGAAACCTTTAAAAGTGCGGATAACAGGAGTTGAACCTGTTTGTTTTCTCCTTGTAGTCCTTATATTTACGCTATTTGTAAAATTTCGTGTGACATTTCGTGCTACATTTTTCTTATTGATTCCATTTAGGACCATTCTCAAGAACCATCACTGTGTGGTGTCCTTTTCTTACAAGAATATCTCCAGCTCTCAAATAGTCACTTGATTTGAGATATTTCTTATCAGTTAAATGAATGAATCTTCCAGTGTCCTTAAACCTCTTTACAATGGTTGAAGTTGTTGGGGCATTGGTTCCATATACAAAAGGAAAACTCATATTTGCTGACTTAAAGCCAGCAATAGTTGCAAGCGTTACCGATGCCGAGCAATCTGTGGCACATGGTGTCTTGATTGCCTTGACAGTTCCGAGTTTTAACCACTGATTATAGGCTGTGTTTCTTTTAGGTTGGTCGTAACCAATATTGTTATTTTCACATATTGCCTTCATGACAATAGCCATGTTGTTTCCTATGGCTGGGTTAATTGGTCTTAAGACATCTGTCCACTTGCCATCATACCAATTATGGACACAGACCTCTTTTCCGTTCTGATCTCCATTCTTGCCACCTGAAACCTTGCCTTTTTCGTTAATTCTTGCTCCGCCTACTTTAATCATTTAGAATCACCACCTATCAAAGATTTAAGTTGCTTATATAATTGATGTGTTCCTGTGGAAGCTAGTCCGCTGACTATACCAACTGCGATTGCTGTCATAATATCTTTAGCTGGATAGTC